TTTTGGAATCTCAATTGCAGCATAAAAACCACATAATACTAAAATGTCCCAAAACTTATACTTGATTGCAAATGGAACTACAAAAGCATTTCCAAAGCATTTTACAAGCAATCCAACTTTTGGATCTCCCCAAAGCAGAATAAAATATCCCGATAAAAGGAGAATGTTGCCAACATACCTTAATATATTAGATTTTGCCATAAAGGGGGATTTCATCACCGACCAGGGCTAGTTTTAAGTCATACCGAGACTATGTATAATGACGATAGGCACCAGGATTATCAGAATCCAACCAACGTGCATATTGGTGATCCTCCATAGCAGTTAGACACTGCATTTGGTTATCAAAAAGATAAATGTCGTTCCAACGTTTGGTCCATTCATTTTTCTTTTGCATACGATAATCTGGTTTTCCATTGATTTCGAGAATACCATCTTGAATAAAACGGTATCCACTGCGTTCAAGAAGAACTTTCATTAAGCAACCTCAACAGTTTCAAGATCGGCAAGAACATATTCCATAAGAATCTCATAATCATCCAGAGGATCACCAGAGAATACTACGCCTTCATTTTCATAATAACGACGGACTTTTTTGTAAAGTTTCGGATTCTTTACATCAAGATAAAAGTCCCCGTTTGCTGCACCACGAAGAGTTTGAACGTCTTTCTTGAATTTTTCTGTAAGAGTCATTGTTTTGAATGTTGACCTATGTATTATACAGGTTTGACAGGGATTCTGTCAAGTGCTGGTTGCGTGGATCGAACACGCCTATATCGTCTTATGAGGACGCTCCTATCACCAGATGGGTAAACCAGCAAGGTAGGAATACTGGGAGTTGAACCCAGACTAACCCGTTATAAGCAGGCCGCTCTAACCATTAAGCTATATTCCCATAAAAATCACGAACCTTCTTCGTGATCTGTGTGAATTTTAACTATCTCTTCAAAATCCACATTTGATTCCTCACATATTCGTATGACTTCGTTGTAAGGAACCATTATTGCATTTCCGTGCTCACTTTTTATCAAGAATGATTCACCATTTTGAACTTTGTCTATCAGATTATCAAAATCTGCCTGAAACTCTTCGATTGTAAAAGACTGAAGTTCGTCGATTTCTTGATTCATTTTATTCATAAAGTGAGTTTTATGATCGGAATGACAGGATTCGAACCTGCGACATCTCGCTCCCAAAGCGAGTGCTCTACCAAACTGAGCTACATTCCGAAGTGCCTTTATTTATTTCGGTGTATAAGCATTATACCCAGGATTGGAACGACTGTCAAGCCTGCTCCGCAAAGTCCCAACCAGATTGGACTTGATGCAAGTGTTTCTACTAAATGTAACATTAGTATCCTCTCCAAGATTTAAATTCGTAATAAAAATATTGGTCTACATCATACAAACTTCCTAACGGAGCATTTACATCTTTATATGCCCATTCAGTACAAAATTCTACAATACGATGATCATGTAGAGAAGTGTGTCCCCACATTCTTACAAATGCCGATGCTACAAATCCATATCGTTGTTTGATATGTGGTTTCATTGCCATTACATTGTCTTGTGTCATAGTATCCTTCTAGTGTTCCGAAATAAAACTTTACTAAAACAAAAGGTATAGAAATGAATAATACTTTTATTAGATAGGTAAAACAACCTGTTCTTTTACTCCATTATTAAGTAGTGGAGACTTTAGGACTTCCCATTTTAGATATACTACAGTATCCACCATCCACCAAAATGCAATAGTACATAAAAAAATAGTGAGTACAGTTGAGGCAATACTTAAAACCAAATTAAACTTCTTTGCTTTGAAATGATTAATAACTGAAAGTGCCATAATTAACAATAACACTTCATATGTTATAAAATTATAATAACTCATTTGATAACTCCATTGCAGTGAGGGCAAACCCACCCTTCATCAGAAAATAGTAAATTAGAATGAAATGCCCCAGATTCACAAAATTTTTTAATTGGATCACTAATTTCATCATCAATCAAATTGCCGTGACAATGTGGACATTCTCTTAAAGTTAGTGAATAGTTCATTGTGGATATGCGTGAGTAAGTCCCCATCGGATAAACAACCCAATGGATGTTAAAAGTAATATAGAAGATATAAAAGTTTTAGTCATCTTCGTCATCCTCATAACTAGAAGGTTCCTCAAATAATTCTTCCATTTTTAATCTTTGAATGCGACCATAAAGTTCGTTGTAATCTTCATCTGGCATTTGATTGAAATTCACAACCATTAATCCGTCTCCTTTTTTAACTCCTTTCATTTCTGGATGACCCTTAACCTTTGGATTTTCTCTATATCCATGAGATTCATGTATAACCATCCAACCTTGTATAAACATTGATATTGCAATAATTAATAAAACAAACCAGGGAACTAAAAAAATTAGTTCAGAGTAATTTTGATCCATGGTAGTAGGGGTGGAATCACCCCAACGAGTCTTAGAAGTCCCTCAGCAAATAAAGAAAGAACCACCCAACCGACGCACATACTAATGATAGAAGCATTACGGTTGTGTCGTCGTATTGCAGCATCGATCATCTCCTGAACTTCAGAACGGCTTATGAATTCATCTTGTTCGTGCATCATTTCTCATCTCCAAGATATTTTGCAAGAGGATCTCTTCGTGTTTTAACAATTTCAACTGCTCTTTTATAGAACATATTGTCAGTATTACCAGAAGATTCAAAAGTTGCTTTAATTTTCACCCAGTTCTCATAAGTATGCTGATCCATGGGTTTTGCGCATATTACTATTATATACTAATTGCACAACTTCAAACATCAATAATTGTGTTTAGTTCGTAACACTGTTAAAGAAATTGTTAAGTTCGTAACCATTTAAACGGAAAGGGTGGGATTCGAACCCACGGATGCTTTCACATCGCTAGTTTTCAAGACTAGAGCCTTCAACCACTCGACCACCTTTCCAATAAGTCCTCAACGGATTTCAAAGTCCAAACGCTTTACTTTGCGTTGGCGTCTTGCCTCTTGCCAAGCAATATCTTGTGATGTCAGAAAGTTTTTTTGTTCTTTCTGAGTAGAGTTTACCATAATAACTCTACTTAAGTCAACTGCAGACACGTTATCACCTCTCACAGTCATCATATTTGGACAACCACAGACTTGAATTTTATTTGTGCTTGCAATTTCTTTATTGCAATCTCTACATCTTACGATAATCATTGTTCTTTGTCCTGTTCATTGTAAAAATGATCTTAACATCCATACATTTTTTCCGTGAGATTCAATCAAATCTTCTACAAGATTTGTTGTTCCTCTTGATCCTTGCTCGTCTGCCTCTTCAGCAACTTTTGAAAGTAAACTAACTAGAGTTTCATTATCGGCAAGAAGATCTCTAACCATTCCCATATCATCAAGAGAATTATTTGCCTCTAAGATGTGAGATACTTCGGTAATTCTTGTGAGAGTACTTACTGGTTTGATATTTAAATATCTCATATGTTCGGTGAGACGATCAATCTCCTCAAACATTTCTTCGTATTGTTTTCCAAATACTTTATGAAACTGATAAAACTCCGATCCAACTACATTCCAATGATATACCCAAGTTTTTTGGAATAGCATAAAAAGTGTTGCCTGAGCATCAGAAATTAACTTATAAAGTTTTTCCATTCTACTCTTTTTAGAATATTTATGCAAGTGGGCAATATCGGATTCGAACCAATGACCGTCTGCGTGTAAAGCAGCTGCGCTACCGCTGCGCCAATCGCCCAAATGAGTAGTGAGTGCCCACCACTCGCGGAAGACACTCTCCGCAACGAACGGGGGTGATCAAGTCCCCGACCTAAGTAAACTTAGGATTTAGTGAGTCGGATATGATGATCCCGACTCTTATGATAGAATCGGACATTTCCAACCCTATCAACTGGGGCGGCAGGGATCGAACCTGCGACCTAGATGTTAACAGCATCCCGCTACTACCGCTGAGCTACACCCCATTACGTTGTTCTTCATGTATTTCTCGATGACAGTTAGCACATACAAGAATACATTTATCTGCTTCTGCCTTTTGTTTTTCTATGGCAGCAGTGGTTCCAAGGTTTTTAGATTCCTTAGTAGTGGGATCAAGATGGTGAAACTCTAAAGCAGCAATGCATTTATCGTATCCACATCGTTCACACTTACCACCTTTATATTCTACTAGAAGAAGTTTGTTTTGCTTACGTCTTTTGATGACGCTTGCTTTATTTGCTTCTCTACGATCAGCATACGTTCTAGTTTCTTTTGTCATTTGGTAGAAGTTTTATTGTTCTACCATTATTTATAGAACCCGAAGGTTCAGAGCGGAGTATCGGATTCGAACCGACGACATCTAACTTGGAAGGATAGCGTTCTACCACTGAACTAACTCCGCATATAAGACAATCATAAACCATTTAGATTTGATTGTCAAGTGTCGTTGAAAGGACTTGAACCTTCACAGATTAATCTACTGGAACCTAAACCCAGCGCGTCTACCAATTCCGCCACAACGACAAGGCGACTCAGGAGGGACTTGAACCCCCGACCAACTGCTTAGAAGGCAGATGCTCTATCCAACTGAGCTACTGAGTCATTACTCATTTATCATATCAGTCCTTAGGGCAGGTGTCAACCCAAGGAGCACAGATTCTCATAGGAGGTGCCAACTTTTTACATTCATCAGTATAGCACACAGTCTCATTATTTTGTTCTTCCACATATCTTGGTTTATATTTTCGACTATAATCGGAAATAATCCGATCATACTCTGGTATTACATTATCAATTGCTTTATTAACATCCCTTTCCACTCTACGTTTTACTTTGTCAGGGTCTTGAATAATAATCTGGTTAATAGTAGTTTGTGGGAAATACTTTCTTTGAACTTCGTCAAGTATGTCCCAAAGATTGTTTTCATGAATTCCCGTGCATTGTGAGAGTGTTGCAATGATAGAAGATAATACAATTCCTATAATTGCATATTGTTTTATATTTGATTTTTTATTTCCAAAGTTAAAATTAAACATAAAAAAGGGGGAGTTCTGCAGCACTCCCCAATATTTATCAAATACTATAAAGTTGCATAGCAGATGTTAGCGACTCCTTGCCCTGGGTGAGCAATAGAAGAGAACGCACCGTAAGACAGGTCAAGGTCTCTACCACCTACATAAGGTCCTCGATCATTTACACGCACAATTACTGATTTACCATTTGATTGATTTGTCACTCTTAATTTAGTACCAAATGGTAACCACCGATGTGCTACTGATTTTCCGTAAGCATTATATCTTTCACCGTTAGCAGTTGTCTGCCCATGATATCCATCACCGATTCCATAATGTGATGCGAGGGAACATCCGCTCGCTGCCTTTGCTGTTACGGGTGCCAATCCGACTAGACCAAAAGCAAGAATTGAAAGTGTTTTTAAAAGCATTAATTTGCATAGAACTCTACATCCCAATAGAGAAAACGCACTTCCCCTTTCTCAAGGGGCAATCTCCTGGGCTCTAAATCGCACTCAAAGTCTCATAATAAAAAAGCAATCTTTTTTAAGAATTGCTTAAACATTATAAGTGATTATTTAGGAATTGTCAATATACCTTGTAGGTAGAAGAAGAAAACCACATAAAACAGAAAGATCTTAGGGTTTCAGTATCTAATTCTGGTAATTTCCATAATTTATTTTTATGTTTGAAAAAATCATATTCAACCTTTTTATCATAAATATCATGTTTTAAGATAAACTTTTCTAAAGGCCAGAACCATAAAGTATCACACTCAATATTATTTTGAATGTGACACACATTGTTCACAATTTCTTCTTCAGTTTCATTTTCATAATGATCCAACAATAAAGTGTCACACTTACCCACATACTCGGAAGCATCACAATTTATTATTTCTACATGGTCTAGAAATGGAGATTTAATATGCTTATGATAATCAATTAAATTACTATCATTTTCAATAATAGTAATTTTAGAAACCTCCGGTTTAGTCAAAATCCAATTTTCTCTAACTCCAAATCCAAGTCCAGTGCAAATACAATGACCTTTAGCAAGAGAATAGTGAGAATATAATTCATAAGCAGACACATGAGTGTTATAATCATATGCCATCCACCCAATATCTTTTAAAAATAAAAAATATCCATTATTTTTTCTTACAATCTTAAGATTATCATCATTATATTCAACAATATCTGGTGGAGAATAATTGAATTTTTTTAAAATTTCTAACATTTTTATTTTTTCAATTTATATCAAGTTTCAGGTTCTAAGGAGACAATCTCAAGTTCATCATCTTCTGGATCAATCCATTCATAAAACTCTGCAAGGATAGCACGAGAATCTGCTTTTGAAATGTTTTTATCTGCGGCACGATCAAGAGACCATTCCCTTACGTGAGCAACAATATCTTCAGTCGTTGCGTTCATAATAATCTTTTCGGTAATACCTTGAGAGGATGTTGCTATTGTAGAATGCAGGTTCTCCGTTGTCAAGGGACTCTGTGAGTACATTATTCGTGAAGAGTTGTCTTGTCTCTTCGTAGTTTGTTTTGCCCTTTGTTTTATGTAATGATAAGATAATTCTACTAAAATTCTCTCTACCAAATTTGATAATGTCTTCTTTAAGTTCCGGACAAGACCCATAGTATTTTTTCCAATCTGATTCTGATTTAACTTTACGACTCTTACCTTTTGGGGTTCTAAATTGCCAAAAATATTTTCTACCTATGTATTTTCGATCATTTAGTTTATTCTCTATTAAATAAACAAATCCAAAATAGTCTTTGATATCTTTAGACTCAAAAGGTTCTTCATTATAATACCATGGATTAGTATAACTGCAACTCATCTACATAATCAAGAACTTTATTAAGATATTTATGAACGAGTTCTTTCTCTCCAGGATACATCTGATCTCGATCTACTTGATGTTTAAGTTTAAATAATTTTGCTTTAAGAGCGTAAATGTCTGTAACGTGTATCATAAAAAAGAGGAGGGGTTACCTCCTCTATCTATAAGTTTTAATTCGATTATTACAATTTAAAACCACTAAATGTGTCCTTTTTCACATCTTGTTTAATTCCACCGACTACATAACTTTCTACTTCGGTTTCCTGGGGAGCCACCTGGAGTCCTTTAGAAGAAATCCAGTGCTGAGTCCAAGGAAGTGGATTATTGTTTGCTGAAATATCGTATTGAGGTTTTAATCCAATCGCTTTTAACCTTCTATTAGCAATCCACTCAACGTATTGTTGAAGAAGTTTATCGTTAAGTCCAATCATGCTACCATCTTTGAACAGATAATCTGCCCATCGTTTTTCTTCATTTACAGCACGATTAAACATCTTATATGTCCACTCTTCCTCCTCTTTCATAATTTGCTTCATTTCAGGATCATCACCATCCCTCCACTTATTCAGAATATTCTGAGTAATAGCTAGGTGTTGATTTTCGTCTCTTGCGATAAGAGAGATGATCTTAGCGGATCCTTCCATAAGCTTAAGTTCACCAAAGGCGAAACTACAAGCAAAACTAACGTAGAAGCGAATACCTTCAAGAATGTTAACGTTTGCGATTGCTCTGTATAATTTTCGTTTAACATCATTGAGACTCTGTTGTGCATATGAAACTTTTTCAAGATTGTGCATCCAAGTATTGGATGAACCATAATCTTGTGCGGTTTGAATAAAGTCATCATATGATTCTGTAACGCTTTTAGCACGTTCCAAGATACGTTCATCATTGATGATCATATCAAACACTTCACTTGGATCAGAATAGATATTTTTGATAATATACGTGTATGAACGACTATGGATCATCTCCATAAACCCCCACACTTCCATACATGCTTCCAACTCAGGTAATGAGCAATATGGAATGAAAGCCATTCCAGGTCCACGACCCTGAACAGAATCAAGCATAATTTGATATTTCAAATTTGATGTATAAATGTGTTTCTGTTCAGGACGTAAAGTTTGATAGTCACCACGATCCTTCTGAAGAGACACCTCTTCGGGTCTCCAGAAGTATCCTAATTGCTGTGTAGTCAGTTTATCGAAGACTGGATATTTGTATGAATCATATCGTTGTATCCCAAGAGGTTTTCCAAAAAACATCGGTTGTTTTTTTACATTCACTTGTTCAGTGTTAAAAACCGTCATCCCCTTGACTTGTGTTTGTTCTTCTGTTAAAGAAATTTTAAACTGCACAGGATTCACACTCTCCCTCCTCTACTGAACTTAACTCACTTAGCAAATCTTGAAGTTTGGGTTTCTCTTCCACCACCTCATCGGTTTTAATATCGTAGGTATTTTGATAATAGGAAGTTTTCCACCCATACTTGTATGTAGTCAAAAAGTCATTTGCCATTACTGAAGTTGGGACTTCATTATCCGAATAATTTTCTGGGTTATAGGACCAGTTTCCACTAATCGCTTGATCGAAGAATTTTTGCATAACAGCAACAATATGAATGTACCCACGATTACTAGGCATATCCCACAAAAGCGTATAGTTGTTCTTAAGAGTTTGATATTGAGGAACAATTTGCTTGAGAGGTCCTTTCTTTGACTTTTTAACGGACAAGTAGTCTCTAGGTGGCTCGATTCCATTGGTTGCATTTGACACAACGGAACTGCTCTCCGATGGCATCTGTGCGGACAATGTTGAGTGCCTAAGGCCATATTCCAAGATTGATGTTCTAAGTGTTTCCCAATCATGCTGGTAGGGGATAGAAGAGATTTCGTCTACATCTCTTTTGTATGTATCAATCGGAAGAATGCCATCAGCATATTTGGTTCGTCCAAAATATTCACAATGTCCCTTTTCTTTTGCAAGTTGATTTGATGCCTTTAGAAGATAATATTGAAATGATTCGGACAGACCATGAACTGCATCCCAAGATTCTTGAGAATCATAATTAAATCCAAGTTTTGCCAAATAATGTGCTAAACCAATAAATCCTACACCAAGCGATCTTCGTGCCTTTGTAGCACGTTCTGCTGCTATTACAGGATACTTTTGATAGTCAATCAATTCATCTAGTCCACGAACAGAAAGATCACAAAGTTCCTCAAGTTCTTCATCGGATTTTACTTTACCTACATTAATCGCAGAAAGAATGCAAAGTGCAATCTCACCCTCACCATCAATGTGCTGAATCGGATAAGTTGGCAAAGTAATTTCTTGACAAAGATTACTCATCTCAACTTTATCTTTAAAGGATGAGTGAGAGTTGCAATGATCAATGTTCATGATATAGATACGACCCGTCTCAGCCCTTTCTTTAAGAAGACTAAGGATGAGTTCTTGTGCTTTAACAGTTTTCGACGGAATGGACGAATCGTTTTCATATTGAACGTATAAATCGTCAAACTTGTCTGTCCCGAAAGAATCATAAAGTCCAGGTGTATCATGCGGGGAGAAAAGCGTGATCTCACCATCTTGAATAAACCTTTCATAGAAGAGTTTACTGATTTGGATGCTGTAATCAAGTTTGCGAACACGATTGTCCTCCGTACCTTTATTGTTTTTAAGAACTAAGATATCTTCTATTTCTTGGTGCCAGATTGGGAAGTGTACTGTCGCGGATCCACCTCGTATGCCATTTTGCGTGCAACATCTGACAGTTGCTTCAAACTTTTTGAGAAATGGTATAACACCCGTATGCGAAACTTCTCCCCCTCTGATTTTACTGTTGATGCCACGGATTCGACCAGCGTTGATGCCGATGCCCGCCCTCTGTGACACGTATCTGCCAATAGCCATATCACTGCTAAAGATACTATCGAGGGTGTCATCAACGTCAACAAGGACACAGCTAGCAAATTGTCTAAGCGGAGTTCGCACTCCTGCCATGATTGGTGTCGGGATGTTGATTTTGTGTCTTGAGATTGCGTCATAATACCTCTTAACGTATGACATTCTAGTTTCTTTTGGATACTCGGCAAATACCGTCAATGCAATCATCATATACATGAATTGAGGAGTTTCATATACTCCACCAGTGCTTCTATCTTGCACAAGATACTTATCAACTACCTGCCTAAGTCCAGCATACGTAAACAAGTAATCCCTATCATGACGGATGAAAGAGTTTGCAAAGTCAATTTCTTCCTTAGAATACTTATTAAAAATATCAGAATCATATACTTCAGCATTTACACAAGCATAAATGTGTTCTTCAAGATGAGGAAGTTCCATCATCTTTCCATAAAGTTGCTTACGAACCGAAAACAAAAGAAGACGAGCAGCAACATATTGGTAATTCGGATGATCTAAATCAATCAAATCAGAAGCAGAACGAATCAAAATTTCTTGAATTTCTGCAGTAGAAATTCCACTATAAAATTGGATACCAGACTTCATTTCAACCTGACTTGCAGAGACGCCAGCAAGGTTTTTACATGCCTCTTCAACCATTATGTGCATTTTGTCTAGATCAAGAGATTCAATCAATCCATTTCTCTTGATTACTTTTGTACCGTTACTCATACTTTTTTCCAGGTAGTAAATTTAAGTTTTGCTTCTAATCCAGAATACACGTTAGATTTTATCACGTTCTGAATATCAAGTCCAGACAAAACCATATCATTGATATCCTTCTCTTTTATTGATGAAGGCCAGATGACAACTTTTTGTCCCATTTCAATAACACGGGAAATTCTTGATAGGATTTCTGAATTACGTGGTTCGTTATCGTATATCCAAACAGGATCACCAATGCCCCACTTACTAACATCACCATCAGCTCCACACATAGCAATCGCATTTGAAATGAATGTTGAGTCAAATGGTCCTTCGGTGACATATACAGTTTTGTCTTTTTGAACTTCATCGAGTCCATAGATTTTTGGTGCGTCATCACTAAGCATCACAGTAATATATTTAATCTTACTTGGACCAAGTGCTCTACCTTGAAATCCAACTAAAGTATTTTGATAGAACAAAGGAATGATAATCCTAGGTTCATCTTTAATAGTATCATCGAAGACTTCTTTTATAGAATTTGTCCACGATTTAAATTTATCTGTGTAATAAAATTTATCCGGATTTAGTTTTCTACTTTCTAAGTAGTCTTTTGCTTTTTGATTTTCTGTTGCTTTTGGCAAATTTAACTTCGGTTTGAATTGAGGTACTTCAAAATTAAATACAGGTTCTTCAACTGTAAAATTCTTGCCAGTATGTCCTTCTTTGAACTTATCAAAAGTATATTGTTTGTGAATTGTCGAATCTATCTGTTTAAGAAAATTGTTAAATGATATATTAATTCCACAATTATGACACTTAAAGTTTGTATTATTTTTAACTTGATAGAGATATCCCCGTGCTTTATTTTTATTCCTTTGAGAGTCTCCACAAATCGGACACCTAAAGTTATAAAGATTATTCTTTACTTTCTTAAACTTTTGGAATCGGGAAGAAATCAAATTGATGTATTTTACATCAACAAAGTCCATAAACAAGACATCACTGGTATTCTATTCTATCAAACTATCGTACTTTGTCAAGGCAAAGAGCAGTCATTATTGCGGTCCATTTAATGACTGCGTTAGTAGCTTTTTGTAGTGAGTAGAGGGTGACTTTTTTTGGGGGTTTCATTGGCATCTTATGCCAACACTCAATTATTTATTTTACTTGAGACTAGACTGGTGAATATCTCTAGCATCTCTCATTCCTGCTGGTGTCCACCAACCAGATGCTAATGTGGAAAAAGAAGTTGCAAGAACTGCTAAAACAACTCCACATCCTATCGTCATCCACTTTATTTTCGAGACTTCACCAATTTCTTTTTCCAAAGCTAAAATTCTTTCATTAGACTTTTGATGATCTTCCGCATTTTCATCACGAATATCATCGATCATTTTGAGAAACAAATCATCAGTTTTATTACACTGATCAATTTTTTCATCGTGAACTGCAAGCATTTTAATTACATTCGTATTAACTTCACTTAACTTTTGTATAGCATCATCTAATTTGTTTACAATATTAATAAAATCAGCAAATTTTTGCTCTAGAACGGCAACTTTTACTACTTCGTCTGACATTTCTCTAGATAGTTTGTTTGCTTCGATTCAAGTAGTAAATCAGAATTTTCTATAGTTATTTATTTTTTAGATAATCTAACCACGGTTTTCTTTTTCCTTTCATATATCTTTTTTGAACTTTCCCCATAATAGGATCAAACCCAGCAGTAGGACCTTTCGGGTCAACAGATCCGCTAAATCCACCAGATCCTCCAGGAGCATTTGCTACCATTTGCTCACGGATGATTGAAATAATCTTATCAAGTTTCTTGTGGTCCATTATAGATTTGTTGAAGTTTTGATAAACAATTTAAATCAACTTGTATATCGTGAATGCTTGACTTTGGATATTCTGGAAGTCTATTCAAAAAAATAATAAAACTTTTCACAGGAGACCAAAGGTCTTTTTCAATTTTAAAAAACAACATAGGAGTTGTTGCTTCTCCAAAAATATTATAAAGAATAATAAAGTGATTGAGAAGAAGGTGAGTTTTAAGTTCACCATTATTTTTATATCTTTTCAGTAATCTTTTAATATACTTAAAATGATTTAGATCTTTATCAAAATCTTCTCTAGTTACTGCTTGAGGATTTTCATAATGTTTAATTGCAAATAAAAGAAAATTATCCTCATTCAATTCATTAAAAATCATATATTATCAAACCAATGGGTTACTATCATATAAAGGAATATTTCCAGTGGTAATTCCAGACATTGCCACAAGAGTCTCTTTTTTAACTCTTAGATTTCCTTCCGCATCCATATAAGTTTGAATACCAACCCAACCTTCGTGAGTTAATTCATATACAGTGCCTGCAGCAGAATCCATTCCACCTTCAGCAACACCATAAATTGATGCTTCATAACCACCAGTCACTCTAGTAAAATCAACCTTACTCCCTGAAGCAATTGCAGATGCAATTGTAGATGCAAGAGAAACAGATGTTGAAGCAAAAGAAACCACAACCTTTGATGTATTACCACTTACAAGAGTGTCTCCAGTAGTGATTCCTGTTGTACTTTCAACGTATACAATACCTGTTCCAATGCCAGCAGTTAAAGATGCTGTTGTAGAAAGAACAAGTGAAGTTTCAGTGGAATCTGTAAAAATCTGTTGATATCTTTTATCTTTAATTGTATATTTTGGAAGCTCACTAACATCAAATTGAACTCCAGAAATAGCAGCACCACTTAACCCAGAGGTTCTACCAATAGAAAGTTGGGTTGCACTTTCAATACCAACAATTACTGCATCACCATAATAAGTACCCGTTCTACTACCAAATCTAATTACATCACCAGTTGCAGCAGCACCTACTTGCCCAAAAGTGGTTCCACTACCAGTTACAATAAGAGTATCATAATTGAGAGATACTGTTCCACCAGAACCTTTAGCATCATTATTTCCCCAGAGTGCCATGTTCTTCTTCCGTAAAAGTTATTTCTATAAGATATTTATAAAAAAAAGAGACCCCACTTAAGGATCTCCCTTGAAGTAAATTTTGTTTACTTATCAGCAATTTTTAAGTAATGCTGTTCTTACAGTTAATGCAATAACATTATCAACATCATTGTCAGTAGTCTTGACATAACGATCTAAGAGATCGCATACAAGTTTTTTGGTATGACAAGAATTCATTGCTGCAAGAATAATTGGTTTTACTAGTTCTACAAGTACTCCCATAATGTCCTCCGTTTTTGGAAATGTCCTAACTTATTTAGACAATTTAACCTTTTTTAACGATCAGTCAAATCTGGATCCAATATCTCTTTTTTTACTTTGCATCCCAGAATATTTTCCAGTAATTTCAGGATAATTACTAAGTTTTCTCAATCTTTGTGCCTGAGAATAAGGATCTGATTTCTTTTTGCCCCTCTCTGCAGCTGCACCACCATATTCTACACTACCACTATATTGGTGCCTTCCACCCCTTTCACCTCTTTGTTTTTGTACCGTTCTTCCTGGATACGATAATGGTGATTCGGGAGAACCCAATCCACGCTTTTCTGAAGATCTTGCCTCATCAACCATTCCACCTTCTGGTTCATATCCAGCCATAATAGAAGGATCAGATCCTTTAGGAGCAGATCTTAATGTTTGAAGTTTTCTTTGAAGAATTTGAACTTCTTGTTGTCTCATTCTATCTTGTTGTTGCTGCAACTTTTTTTGTTGCTGATCTGATTTTTGAGGTTGTGATGATTGCTGAGATTTTGGTTGTAGTTCCATTGCCTGCTCAGACATTTTCTTTGCCATCTTAGTAGCAGTCGCATACATCACTTCTTTACCACGACCAGGATATCTCTTTTCAAAATCTGCTGCTTTATCCTTCATTGACTTTACAATTTCTTCTTTTTTTTTAGTCTCAGCAGCACTTAAAGTTTTTTCATCCAATTCAAACTCTTCTCTTTTAATTCCTCTTTCCGCTTTATGTGCTCTACGTCTTGCTGCAGTCACCCAATTAGGAGCAGTAGAACCCATTGCATCATAATTTCTTACACCTTCGGCACCTTTTGTTTTTTCAACATAACGACGACTTCTGATGTCCTTTTTAGTTGCTTCACTTTCCCCAGATTCTACTTTTGCTTCATCAATTTCTTCACTTTCCCCAACAACTCTACGAACATCTTTTGCAACTTTACCTACAGTTTTTACTCCAGAGGCAACTCCTCTTCCAAACTCAGAAGCACCCTTTCCAGCAACTCTCAATGCTTTACCAGCAGTTGCAGTTGCTGCTCTATGACGTTCCATACCCTTCTGATATGCATCAAGAGCACTTAAAACTCCTTTAGCAATTCTATCCTTAATTGGTTTTTTTGTGGGTTGTTGTTTTTTAGCACTTGCAACAGCAGACTGTCTTTGAAGTGCTGCTTTCATTCCTGATGGTTTTGATGAAGATGCTTTTGCTTCTGCTTCTTTTCTTGCTGCTTTTTGGGCACGAAGTCTTTGTAATGATTTTCCAGTCGGTTTTCCAGATTTAAATGCCGTTCCTTTGGCAGTCACTGGTTCAATTTTACCACTTCTTCTTGCTTCAGTTAAAGTATATTCCTCAGATAATTCAAAGACAAAATCAACAAAACCTTCAAGTCCAAGTTCTTCAATTAAAATGCCAATCCCAAACTCATTCAAACCCATTTCATAAAAATATTCAGTTGCAATATTAGCAGTTTCATAAATAAATTCTTCATCAAGTTCTACCATTTCAACTAAAGATCCACCAAGATTTTCAATTGCTTCACCAAGATCAAGTTTAGGATTAATTGTAATTTTATTATTAATTTTTTTCTCTGCAATTTTTTTATCGTCCTTTACATTACCAAGAACTTCAGAAAGATCTTGTCTCCAATTAGAATATCCTTCTTTAGTTACTTTTTTCTTTCCACCCATTTCATCTTTACCAAGTCTACCAGCAATTACATCTCCTCTGGTGACTTTATCATATGGAGGATAATTATTTGCTAGATTGCCATCATTGGGTTTTTTTTCTTCCTTCATACCCATTGCTTTTTTAACTTGGGTAATGCGTTCTTGCCCAGTCTTTCCCTGAAATTGAGGTGCATCTAATCTACCCCTACGAATATCTTTCGCATCCTTTCTCATTTCATCTCTTTCTCGATGAGCAATTCTTCTCGCACGTCTTGCACCAGATCCTGGAAGATCAGAAAATTCACTTCTTTTATCTCTTGCAGTGGCCCTTTCGTGCTCTGGTTTTAATTTATCTACTTTTGCTTCAGAAACAGCGACCTGTTCCAGATATATTTTAGAAATATCATTCAGAGAATTAGTGGACATTTTTAAGCACTTACTTTCTTTTTCTTATACTTATTTATGAAATCCAAAAATGCCCTGCCACCTTGTTGCAAATTTTTCTTTCCAAGTTTTGAATCTGGAGTTTGTTGTGCTGCATATTTCAAATATCCAGTGGTTCCTACCAATGTATTTGGCTTTCCAGGAAGTCTATACATTTTATCCATTTTTACTTCAGTATATTCCATCAAATCTTTAATCCAAGATTTAAACATATAACCCTCTTCAGTTACACAAATAAGATGATTGGTTCCTCTACGCATTACTTCTCCAATCAATCCAGTATTTAAATTTTCCACTTTGTCACCTATTCTAAAGATATTACCTCTTACATAATTTTCACGAAGATTTTTCATATCAAACTTTGGAGCAATTTCCCAAAGTGAATATGATTCTTTTTTAACTTTTGTTTTCTTAACACCCATTCCCTGACGAACAGCATCAAAAAGTGCTTGAGTGTCTCCATCATCTAGTGTTTTTGGAGTTCCTCTACGGAATGAATTAAAATCATTATCCATTACTGCTTTTCTCATTTTAGAAGCTGACATTCCCTCCACACCCTCAGCATCAGCATCTCTTATACCTGCAGAAACAACCCGAATTAAATCAAAAGTATACAAATCACCATTATACTTTTGAGCTAGATTTTCAAATTCAGATTGACGATCAGAACCTACCACTAAATTAATATTTGAATATCCCTCTTTATTTGCATTTATAAGAACATCAAAAATTGTTTTCATATTTGGATCATTAATAATATTTTCATCAAAATTTGGAAACATTTTTCTCATATATGAGATTTTTGTATCTGGTGGCAAAGGATTCTTTTTAGGATCTTGAGTTCTTGATGGATATATTTTGACATCTCCACCAACAGAAATTCTTTTTGCTGATTGTAAAAGTTTTTCGTGTCCTATTGTTGGAGGATTAAATCTTCCAAAGACTACAGTAAGAGTATCACCTTCTTTTGGTACTTGATCTTTAGGTTCTACTTTCGGTTTTTGAGGAGTAGAAGTAGTAGGTGTGGAAGTTACTGTTTTTGATTGTTGTGTAGGAGTAGATCCTACGGATTGTTTTGGTTCCTGTTTTGTTGATGCTTGTCGTCCATCAATAAACTTTAATTTCCCATCTTCAGTTCTTGCTATGGTTTTCCCAGAACGATCTAACCAACCACCGTGGCCATCTCCACGCAATCCAAGTTTTTTTGCTTGCATTGATGCTTGTGATTGTGCTGCTTCAAATAAAAATTGGGAGAAACTCTTCATATTACTTTTTATTATACTTATATTTATTTTTTTTCAATTCCCGTATTTATGGAGATAATCGGACTCGAACCGATGACATCTTGCTTGCAAAGCAAGCGCTACTACCAACTGAGCTATATCCCCGATGTAGAAAGTATAAGACCCACTCAACTAAAAGTCAAGTGGGTCAGAGCAACCTTCCTTAGTTATTTATCAATCACACTTAGCAATAATTTCGTTTTTCCACTCTTCACTCATATTTAACATAATTTTTTCTGCTGCTTCTTGTGTCTCAGCATAACCTCCACCAAGAAGATACTCAAGAACTACATCATAAACATCAATTTCTTCCGTTGCCATTCTTGTAGCAAGTCCAGATGCTCCAGATGCAACTTTAGAAGCTGCTGCACCTATTGCACTCTTAACTCCCCTTTTGGTTTTTGCCTTAATATTTTTTGCACTTTGTTTTGCTCTTCCGGCAACATCAGATGCTGCCTGTCCAGCTTTTCTTGCAGCACTATAAGCACCTACTTGTGCCTGAGCAATTTTCTTTTTAATTCTGCCTTTGATATCAGCAGCAACTTTTGCTCTTAGTCCTCTTCTCTTTTCAGGATCTTTTGATCTTGCTGCCATTCCTGCGGCAGGATGAAGATTTCTTTTAGTAGCATAAGCAGCTACTGGTTTATCTACTGCACGAAACTTTGCTTCTTTTCCAGCTTCTTTTGCTTTTGCAACACCAGATTTAACTGCTGCTTTTGCTTTTCCAAGTGCAGACTTAACAGCACCCTTCACTTTAGAAATTGCTTCTGCTCTTTTTTCTTTTCTAACTACTTCTGCACCTCTACGTCTTGCTTCTTTTGCAGACTTTTCCGATGCTGCCATTTCCTTTTTTCTTGCAGCAGCACGAGCTGCCATATCAACTCTTGCTTCCGAAAGAACTTCTTCAAAAATTTGCTCTACTTCATCAAATTCATATCCTTCATCAAGCATCTCATCAATTGTTTCTTCAACAATTGCATCAATTTCATCATCGGTTAAATCTTCAATGCCAGCAAATTCATCTGACATTTCTTCTAACTCATCTCTGAGTTCTTCATCGTAAACAGCAGTATAAGCTTCACACAAACCTCTAAGTTCTTTAGAATCCATTTTTCTACAAATACTTTTTAGTTATTTATAAAAAAAAGACCCCAAAGGGTCAAACTCCAAGTGCTGCTCCAAGATTGTCGTCAATACTTTGAATAACTGAACGAATGTCAACAATACGAGGAGGGACACTCACTTTATCATAAGTATATCCTCTCTGTGCTTCAAAGAGAACTTGACGAACCGCTGCTGCTGCACGAGCATCCAATTTAAGTGTTACTTGTTTTTCTTTAGTCATAGTGATTCTATCTTTGATTTCACAGACTCGGGCGTTGCTTTTACCTGATAAACAACTTCATCTCTTCGGGACAGTTCTGTGAGAATTTCTGCAGTAATATCCCAGAGTTCAGAAGAGTGACGATGATTATAAGGCCAAGTTGTTTCGGTCATAGATCTCCCTCCTTACGATTTTCACTTCTGAATACATCAAATGTCCCTTCCGGATATCTTGCACTCAGTTTTTCATAGTTCATTTGAAGAACTTCTTCAAAGTTAGTATCAAGTGCCATACAAGCTTGTGCAAGATACCAACAAATATCACCAAGTTCTCTCTTCATATGGAAAACATTTTCTTCATTATAAGGTTTTCCTTGCATTACAATTTTTTTTACAACTTCTGTAAATTCTCCTGCTTCTGCTGTCATACCAAGAGCAGCAGTCAATAGACGAGGAACATCTGCATCATTCGTTGCTTCAAGTTCAGTCATACGTGCAAGAAGTGCTGCAAAATCACTACTTGCAGGACTTGTAGTTTGACGGACAAACTCAATATATTTTTTAGTGTCAATCACTTTGCTTTCAGTCATAGTAAATTTAGTAGATCCATTAGGAAGAATTTCTTTATTAATATTAATCAAAACTTAAATCCCTCAAATGATTTTTTAGGTTTCTTTTCTTCATTATCATACTCTTCTTCTTTGCCGTTGTCAAGAATATCTTCCTGTGCCGACTGTTCACAATCATAAAGTCTCATTTTGGCACGATCAATACCGATTACAAAACGTTTATGAATAGTAGGATCATTATAACGATTCTTAAGTTGCTTCACCAGAATCTGCCCAAGTCCCTCCAGTTCTTCTGTACTAATCAAAGCAAACATAAGATCAGCAGTAGCAGGAAGTCCAAAAGATTCTGAAGTATCAGTCAACTCAACATCGGAACTACCATAACCACTTCTTGTAGTTTGTGTTGCACTTACAATTGGAACATTGAACTCACAGGCAAGTCCCCGAAGTTCTTCCGCAATTGCCTTAATAAAAGTGTATGAGTTAATGTTGCTGTTTCCACGATAACGAGAGGAAGAACAAATATTAAGATAGTCAATGAAAATAATATCTGGTTTGAAAGACTTCTTAAGGGAAAGTTCATTCAACAGAGATTTAAAATGCCCACTATGAGCAGATGCAGTTGGATATTCTTTAATGATTAAAGTTCCCTGAGTTTTCTTTGCAAGATTAGTAACTTTATTCTCAAACATTGACTTTGGAAGTTCATTAAGTTGCTGAATAGGAATATTCAAAAGATTTGCGTCAATTCTTTCAGCAATTCGTTCCTCCGCCATTTCAAGAGTGATATACAAAACGTTCCTGCCTTGCAATAGGACGGAAGCAGCCACGTGGCACATAAAGAGACTTTTTCCGACACCTGTACCAGCAAGAGCGATATTGAGAGTCTTATTAGGTAAACCACCTTTTGTGATTTTATTAAAATATTCAAGATCAAATTCAATTTTCTCTTCCTTTCTATGATAAGACTCATAACGTGCCTCATAGTCTAACAGATAATCGTGTCCGATGTTAGTATCAAAAGATACAGCAAGAGCATCTGAGAGAATGCTGGGAATACTATCACGATTTTTCTTTTCATCCTTTCCATCTGCAATATGAATAGATTCCATCAATGCAAGATAGATGGCACGATCACGACACCACTTTTCAGTAGTATCAACTAACCAGTTAAACTCTGCTGGAACATCATCAAGACATTCAATCAGATGTGTGATTTCTTTGAAAGAAGTGTCATTAATATCTTGACGTTTTTCAACTTCAATGCAAAGAACTTCTTTTGTAGCAAGTTCATTATATTGTTGAATAAACTTTAAAACTTCTTCAAATACAATCTTTTGATTAAGATCTTCAAAATACTCAGATTTAATGAAAGGAATAACTTTTCTTAAGTAATTTTCATTATAAAGAAGATTACGAAGAATCAAAAACTCAACTTTGTCCATAAGGCATATCAAATACAAATGTTATTCTTGTTTCATCACCAATATTAACTGTTCCGTGAGGTAATTTATTGTTAAACCACAGAAGAGTTCCTGGTTCAACTATCACCGTATCAGTTCCACAGAAATATTGATATCTTCCCAAAATAGAAAGGTGATATCTATCTCTTGTTTGATAGTAAGTTCCCTCATCAATATGTGCTCCCACAATTTCATCAATCGGAAGAGAAAGAAATCCACAACGATGCAACTCTCTGTTTCCAAAGTTTTTGCGTATAATCTTTCGAATTTCTCCGTGATGTTCGTATGCTGGAGTTTTGATATTAATTTCTGAATCTCCAACAAAGTCTTCTTTTTTCTTGACTCCACCAATTATAAGTTGAAGAGCACTTACTGGCAAGTCAGCAAATCCCCTGTCAACCAAAGACTGGGAATCTTTCAAATGTTTTTGATGATCCCAATCTTGTGGATATTTTTTAAGTTGTTCTACAACTTTTGATATATTGATTCCTGTCTTTAGAATCTTAATCATTTGCCGTAACTGAACTCCTCTCTTGCAATTGCATCAAGTTTTTGCATCACTTCATCAGTGAAATATTCTTCTGGGTTTGCAAGAATTTGTTTGGCATAAATCTTCTTACCATCCATCTCATAACGTCCTGCTACATTCTTCCAGAGTCCACCAAGTTCACCAAGCTCCAAAAGACCATAGTAACGATCAAGACCGCGCTCATCATAATACAAACGGATCTCAACATCTTTATTCTCCTTACTTAAACGCGATTTAGCAGTCTTAGCCTTGATAATATTTCCGACCACTTCCGTTCCATCCTTTTCTTTCTTTTTGCTGAGATAAATGATCGTACTTGCTGCGTATTTGAGTCCAGAACCTCCTCCCATTTCTTTAGTTGGTACGTAAGCTCCGATGACATCGTATGTATGATTTGTGACAATGAGCGGGACATTTGCTTGACCTAATTTGAGTGTGAGCATTCGGAAAGCACCTTTAATAAGTTGGGATTTAGTCATATCCCTAACTTCTTTTTCATTCAGTGCATCATTAATTTCTTTACTTGTAGAAAGCATACCCAAAGAGTCTAACACAAACATACAAGGTTTGCGATCTTCTACCGGTGCTTTCAGATATATATCTACTGCTTTGAGTGCCTTTGTACGGAACTCTTCTATAGTAACAACATTTACAACAACAAGACGAGTAGTATCAATTCCACGAGACTCTATAAGTGATTTGGTAATAGCAGCCTCAGTGTCAAAGTAGAGACAGTAACCATCGGGATGAGTATCAAGAAAGTTCTTAACCACTGCGAGAGAGAAAAAAGTCTTTCCAGTAGAAGACTCTCCAGCAATAGCAGTAATCTTATTCCCAGATACACCACCAAATATGCTACCTGAAACCAGTGCATTAAAAACGTATGAACCCGTATCAACATAAGTCTCAGTTTCATCAATATCGGATGCTAACTTTGTAAAGTCATCACCGATTTCTTTTACAATATCTTTAAGAAAATCCATCACACCACCATCCCGTATTCTTCACGAAGTATTTTTTTATAAGGCAAACCTTGTTCTTTGAGTTCTTTTACAAGTTTAAGTTTTTGATATAATGCAGAATCTCCACCAAGAGACATCGCATTTATAATTGTATTCAGTTCTTCATCATTAATAGGTAAATCCATCAGGAAAAAAAGGAATCAAGGTTTACAGTTTTTTCTACGCTCCACCCAATGGAATCAAGAATTGCTCTGAGTGGTTCTACAAAACTTTTCTCAAATTGTAAGTCATAATCAATATATTTGTCAAGGTTCAATTCTTTAGGAAACTCTTGAATAAAGGAAATAATATTCTCGTGTATGCTATTTGGTTTTTTTAAATAAATGAACTTTACCTTTTCACCATTATTAATAAGTGAATACTTGTTGGTAAGTTTTTTCTCTTTTATATAATGATTGAATAAAAGTGCTCCACGAATATGAACTGGTGTTCCCTTTGCATAAATTGACGAAGATGATTGATATTTTTGAACATCAGATGCTGTCCTCGGGAAGGCAATCTGTTCGGGTGGAAGTTGTTTAAACTGCTTTCGTGAATTTTCAATAAAGTCAATGACTTCATTCTCAGTTCCACTCATCATCAACTTAAGAGCATCCTTAATCATCTTGCGACAAGGTGCAGGTGTAGATGATTTGACTGCTTCAATGCCCATCATTTTGAGTTTAGGTTCTTCATAACGAACACCTTCACTATCCCAAACATTCAGAATGTATCGTTTTTTAGCAGTCCAAATTCCACGGTCGGCAATGTTCTCTCGTTTCATCTGCATCTTCTGATCGTAAGCATTTACATACGAAGCCAGTTCTTGGTAGCAACCTTCAATATACTTCTCAAGTTCCACTTTACAGATCTTATCAAGGAACGAAACAATGCCCTGAGTAGTTTTCTCTCTTCCCTTGTATACAGTTTCAACCAGAGGACCCATATTAAGATAAATGGAGTCAGTATCTGAAGCAATAACATAATCAATATCCTCTGTTTTAAGAAGTTTATTCAAGTAAGCATTCATCTTACTTTCAATCCAACGAATTGCGACTTGCCCACTTAAAGTGATTGCTTCAGCATTTTCAAGTTTATAATAACGGAAATACTGATTACCAATCGCACCATAAGCAGAGTTCAAGGAAATCTTCTTTGCCATTTGAATGTTATTGCATCGGGCAATTTCCTTTTCAAGTTCCTTCGTCTTTTTCTTTTCGTATTGTTTCTTTGCTTCAATCATCTTATTTTTAAAGATGACACGATCTTGATACATCTTTTCCATCAGTTCGGGAAGAAATCCACGAACATCTTTTCGGAACATTGCACCATTCGCACAGACAGCATAATCACTATACATCTCAAAAGTAAGTTCCTGATTGAGTATTTTATCCACGGTGATTGTAGGATGCTTTTCATCAACAAGAGTTTCTGGACTGATGTTAAACTCCATAATCAAGTGAGGATACAGTGAGTTTAAGTCAAAGTTAACAACCCAATCATACTTACCTGGTTTAGGTTCTTTTACATAAGCACCAGCATACTTTTCATTCTTTTGAGATTTATTCTTTGGCGGGATTACAATATCTCTTTTTTTGAGGTAGTTGTAAATGATGTTATCCCACATACGAACTTGATAGAACACATCTGCATAGTTGACTTTTGCGTCATATGCCATCGTCAAAGCAAGTTCAATGAGTTTCATCTTGTCTTCCAAACGGTCAACAAGTTCTACGTCAACGATGTTGTACTCAATAAATTTTTGCCAACCTTGAGTATAGAAGTCCTTAAAAGTATCAAACTCTGAGTGATCAAGTTTTTTCTGTCCCAGTTCAACTTCAGCAATATAATCAAGACGATATGACTCCTGTGCTTTATAAGTAAACTTCTTGTAAAGATCTAAGTAGTCAAGTTGAGTCAATCCGCCAACATCAAAGGTGGTATGCTTTCTTCCATTAATGAAAACTTCACCTTCAGTCACAAGTCCCCAATTAGACATTCGTTTCATTAGTTTTTCACCAAGAACACGATTTAGTCTTTTGCAGATATAAGGAATATCATAAAACTGAATATTCCATCCAGTAATTACATCTGGAACATCTACCATCCAGTAATGAATGAAGTTGTTTAAAAGTTCATATTCACTTGGACAGTGGTGATATGTTACATCACTGCGGGTATTTTTAAATGGTTTCAATCCCCAAGTAATAATTTTTTTTGTTGAATAATCTTGAATCGTAATTGCAAGAATTTCTTCTGAACAAGATTCAACATCAGGAAACCCTTGTTCAGAGGCAACCTCAATGTCCAGAGTTACAAGTTTGATTTTACTAATATCAAACTTGATTTCATCCTCTGGATATTTTTCTGAAATATATTGATAGATGTAACGATCATTTCCATAGATTTCAAATCCATCAACTTCATCATATTTTTTATAAAACTCACGACAATCCCTTACAGTTCCAGGATT